TCGGTATTTTGCTCAAGACTTACGATTACTCCAGCTTCTGTCAAAACTGGATTTTGGTTTGCCTGCAAACTTGCTAGTACCACTTTGAACTCAAATGATCTGGCGACGTAGCTATTGTTTGTTACTACGAACCAATCCCCCCAAGTGTTTGCAGCAGGCGCATCGTTGCTGGCTCTTGCATATAAAATAGCATTACAATCAGAATCAGTAGTGCTGGCGCCACCATCGAAGCTAACCCAGGTGTCAATATTTCCGTAGTTTTCGTCAATAACATTTGCCGTGTTGCTCGTAGATATATCTACTAAGCGTTCTAGTCGAACAGAATAAATACTGTTTAAGTCAATTGGGTCCGCAAATAAATACTCGCCAGATGCAAGCGCTGTTCCGCTTGTTTCTAGATTTGCCACACTGTCAAAATCGCCACCAGGCGCAAGCTCGTCAAATGTAGTTGATACACCAAGAGTTAATCCGCCATAATCGACATTAAAGCTTGTGCCAATCTTGGCGCCGCTAAATCCTGTCAGGCTTTCTCTTGCATCTAAAACTGTATAGGTTAACTTTGGATATGGCTTGCGAATAACAATAGAAGCTGCGGTTACCGACCTGACTCGACCAGATGAAGAATATTTCAATAAATAAGTTCCAGTGAGAAGTGGAACAATTGCACTGTTTTGATCAGCCGTAACAGTTGCCAAGGTTGTACTATTTCCCCAAGCAGCACCACTAAGCACTGGCTGATGATTTACAATTACAGATGCACCAGATACAATCGTTGAATCGGTAGAGGAATTCCAAGAAATACTAAGAAGAAATTCGTTAATTGGAGTAGCTTGTAATCCTGTAATGTTTGGAGGCGTGGCGCTTGATCCAGAGCCGCTTTCCGTTGTTGATAAAACAGATGCGTCTGTCGTTGAGCCAGTTACCCCAACGCTAACGACTTCAAATTCATATTGTCCAACCTCGGCGCCAAGTAACTCAAAGCTCGGCGCCGAAGTGGTTACAGCTATCCAGTTGTTGGCCATAGCCAGGGCACCTACTCTTCAGTCTTTAATCTATAGCGTAGTTCGTAGTTCGTCGCATATGGATCATTTGCCCAGCTGACCGCAAGTTTTGTCTGTGGCAAACCTTGTTCGTCGATGTAATTAACATATTGCGACGTAATGCTAGTAGGGCTAGAAGGCTTTGGAAGGCTTTGTGGTAGATAATCCTTGAATACCAGGCTCCTGCTTCTTTCAATGTAATCATACTTACTTGAGTTGTGGGCCAATGCCGTTATTGCATACAAGCCATTTTCCTCTTCTTCGACGCCAACAATTCGCCATTCAGACGCCTCCATTGTCGAGTTATTCAAAATATAAGCGCCACCCACAAGTGGTGTTGAAGCAAAGGTGCCAGAAATAGTAATCTTTGGCCCAGTAATGCTTGCAACATCTTTTGTTGCAACTGTTCCATCCTGCAATGTCACCAGAATCTTAGGCGTGCCAGTCACTGGTAAATCGGTATCCTGGTAGCCATCGACAACAATAAAATTCGATCCGCCATTGACGATTCTTCCACCTCTTTTTACGCCAGACCTAAGTGGATCGGAAATGCTTACAACCTGTCCCGGTCGCACAGAGGCACCAGAATCAATTGCAGTTTTAAATGAGCACGTTTCCGATTCATACTGTTCCGTGTAAAGAAGCCATTCACCTACTCTGTAAGCCTGTGACCTAGTGGTAGTCGCAAAAGCGCTGATCTGCACCGGAAAGTAACCATATTTTTCTATTGCTTCTGGGTCTTCAATTGAAACATAATCAAGTTCTTGGTTGTCAAGATTTAAATAACTGACAATGGCGGCCGTGTGCCTAGTGCGCAAGCTACTGCCGGAATACTGAAAACCTTCTTCCGTGACGTTTGACTGGTTAAACAGAAAAACTGAATCAGATGGGGCGTCTTGAGCAATTGTCAGGCTTCCAGCACTCCAATAAGGCATTGCCCTAAAGACAGAGCACATATCATTAATTACCTTGTAAGACTCTTCTTGATTTTGAATTGAAACATTGCAAGAAAAGCGCGGTTCAAGAGAGCCGGATCCATTTGATACTAATTCGTTACAATAAACACTTGCCTTGTAAAAAGCCCATTTATCCAAATCTCGTTGCTTTATGTGATGACCCAATCCATACCTGCATTCCGTAATCAAATCCCAAAGGCACCAGCATGGATCACTACACCAGACAGCCGCGCCAAATGTTCCATCCCATACACCACTGTAAATCAAGCGCCCTGTGTTTTGATCAACAGTTGCATTTTTTGGAATTGAAACCTTTAACCCCCTAACCCTAAAAGAGCGAGAGGGAATTGAATTGAAATCTTTTGCATCAACCTCAATGCCAACTATTGCTGAGTTTGGGTACCGCAGCTTTGCGTCAACAATTTCGGTAAAACTTGTCCAGGAGAATTCATTTTGCAATTTAGGATTAGTCGAATCTTTTGTTTCCCTGACAACACGAACTGACACGGGAAATGCGCCATTAATTGGAAAAACACGATCTCTTTGGTAGGCGTCACCGGTTCGGCCGCTCACTTTATCTGATATAACCGTAGTAAATGGACCACCATTATAAGAAACCTGAATTGAATACTCAACACTTGTTCCCTTAATGTCACCTTTGTCCGTTATTTTTTGCAATGCTGAGAAGGTAAGCGTTACGCGAACTCTGTCAATGTTTACGTCTGTTATAGTCCTAGTTATTGGTGTGTCCTTGGAAACGACAACACCAACAGAAATTTCGCTTTCCGCTGTTGCAAAACCCGGAAGATATGCCTGGTCATTTGTTCCGAATCTTGCGCTAATTGTAGCATTTCTAAAGTTATAATCCCCTGGCGATGGGTTGCTTGGATTTGCGCTGGCGGACAGCATCGGCGTTTTATCTAAAAAAATATCTTTTTGCATAGCAATATAATACTCTTGGCTTTCTTTGCTGTAATTTCTTGCCGAAGGAAAGCCCTCTATCTCGCCCTCGCCAATCAATTCTAGAATTTTTATGCTTGCCGAAGAGTTTAAAGAGTCTTTAGCGGTTTTTGGTTTATAAGCCCCTTGCTTGCCACCACCACCATTGTGAACACAAATATTATTGGCAATATAAGTATGGTATTTTGCTACAGTTAAATTATATACCTTCTTTGATCCTGTTTTTACAATATTTGTAATTGGCCTTAGCTGTCCATTAATGTCAACTAAACAGCTATCTTCTGTGATGCGTGAAATTTCAACAAATGCGTTATTTTGATTCAAAACCCAATGATTTGGAGTGGCTTCGATTTCTCCAAGTCCCCAAACAAAATACTGATAAACGTCGCACGCTTCATGGACGTGAACTTTTAAAACTTTACTTACATGCAAAACGCCAAATTCATCAAAACATATTACTTCATCTTGTTCGTTTATTTTGCTAATTTCAATATTTCCAGATGGCGTCAAAACTAGGGTTGACCCGACAAAGCAGCCAACACCTTTGCCTGCGATTAAATCAGACATCCCAGAAATCGAATCTCAGTAAAGAATAGCAGCACTGACTAGATGCGAGAAATATCAATGCCGGTCGCAATTGTAATTGAACCAACTATTGTTTCTCCGTAGATGACCGGTATTGCTAGCCCAATTCGTGAGCTATTTGCAATTCCAGAAAAGATATAAGATTCGTTTTTCCTGTCCTGTTCTGGCGCTTTTGGTGTTGGTGTCAAAAGTTGAGCAATTCCACCAAGCAAAAGGGACGCGCCAACGCTAAACACAATAGGCGCAAGTGAAATGCCAAATAGTGCAGCGCCGGGAATAAAAAAAGAAAAAGCGATTAGAAAAACGCCAAAGATCGCCCGGCCAATCGGGCCGGCGCCGGCAATAACTGGCGTAATTGAAATCACTTCAGCGTTTCCAGTTGGGTAATGCAACTGTTCTTTTTCTAAAATAACTTTTCCTGTTTTTACCTTGTAATACTGATCTGACATATGTTTCTCTAGCCATGGAAAGTTGCTCACTAAAAAGCGAACAGCCTCAGCAGCACTGCTTACTTCTGCTTGAAACGTATGACGACCAAGCTTTTTTGCAAGCTCGCCATAAACCTTGATAGTGCGAAGCATGTGACTACTGAAGCTTTTGCCAATCATAATGCCGCACCACCCTGCCAGTGCATTTCCTGAGCCACCCTCCATACATTTCTCTGCAACTAAGCCTGCCCCTGACGTGATGCAGCACAAGTCCATCCCCTATGTAAACAGCACAATGGTTTAGGCCAGAGCTAAGGATTGACATCAGCAATGCATCTCCTTTTTTTATTTCTTCTTCGCTTTGATTTATTTCCATAAATCCAGTTTCTTTCCAGCAGTTATCAAAGTATGGAGCTTTTTGAAATTCTTCCGGCGTTGAAACTCGCCTCCAGTCTCTTAGTTCAATCCCATTGACCCGATACCAGTCGCGCACCAATGTCCAGCAGTCGGAGACGCCCCAGGCCCATTCTCGCCCCACCAAGGGCTGTTCATAGCCGCACGGGGCAATCTCTACCCAGGCATCCTGATGCGGGCTGCAGATCACCCACGGCAGGCCAGAGGCCTCGCAAGCAATGCGGTCAACCTGGCTTGGCTCAGCTGATGTCACTGGATGACTATGAAACACGGCAACTATGTCGCCAATCGTTTCTGCTAATTGATAATCAGATGGATCAATTATAAAATTATCAAGAGGCTCGTGGGCAAGATTTTTGCATGGAAAATATTTCTCCCGACCGCTCTCGATCAGAATGAGTCCACATGCTTCTTTTGGCGATTCGGAGAGTGCGTGAGCAAGAGCGCTAGCTTTTGTTTCTGACTTCAAAATCCATTCAAGCCTGGGAATGCTCCAAATGGTAACGGTTGACCGGCGCCAAATCTAGCTTCACAGCTGGATATTCTTTTCCCGCATACATCGCTAGACGCACTAGCGGCGGGATTGTCATTTTCATCAAAATAAGAACTTCCCGTATATCCGCATTCATCTGCTCTATAGCGCCAAGTACAGGTATTGCTAATTGCAACTCTTTTTGGAATTCTCATTCCAGCAAGATCAAACGCAGCAACAAGCTCAAATTCAACAAGATCTTTTGTTTCCGCTGATTTTCTGTCTATGTAATAAATCTCTTCCGGCAGGGACGCCTCGGGATCGGGGCTGCCAAATGGATTCGTATCATTTTCAAAGTTAATTGCGTCAAGAAATCTTGCAAGAGTTCTTTTTCTTCGTACAATTGAACCGGCTAAATCGGAGCCACGACTAAACTGGTTAACCTCAAGAAGAACAGTGGTAATTGCGCCATCAACATTTGCTATTCTAACTTTTGGGCGAGGAAGAGAGCCAGTTCCCCGATACTCAAATCCTTCGGCTTCAACTGGCCACGCATAGTAAGTATTGCCTTGCCAGATCAAATGTCCTGATACAGCTTTTGCATTTACGCCAGCATGAAACCGATAAACCTCACACGCACCATGTAAGCGAGCAAGAGTTTGAACTTCAAAAAGTTCAACAATTGCACTTGGGTGCAGGCTGGCTAGCTCCGCTCTGACTTCTGCGGTAATTGTCATAATGACGGCCTCACATTGTTATTGGATACAGACTCCAGTTGTCATTAACTAGCGTTTTTTCGTTGAAAACAGGAAGTAGATTGGCTGCATAGGCTTGACTGCTTGGCGCGTTGCATTGCGCAAGCACAGTATAATACCCCTGACCAGTGGTAAATGGACCTTGAAAGAGCAATTTTAAACCACTTCTCGAAATACTTGGCGTTTGATTAATTGCTCCATTTATTGTATATGAAGCACCAAAAGTGGTTGATCCAACTCCTCCTGCATTAACCACAATATTTGCCCCGTTTGTATTAATTCTTCTATTTATAGCCATTGCGCCAATTTCATTTGTTTGACTCCCGCCCGCAGAAACGACTCTTTTTAGTTGTGCAGAAGAAGCGCTTTGCTTTGTAGAAGCAATACGATAAGGAGAACCACCGGAGGTCATATAAGAATAGCCAGTTCTTCCTAAAAGTTCTGTTATTTGACCATCAACCATATTGACGCCAATTTCAGAGCAACTTGGGCCAAAGTAACCAGCGCTTTGGAGGTAAATTTTTTTATTTATTTTATCCAAAAACGCTGATGTTGTTGCGCCCTGTTGTGTTACATCATAGGCTGCTGATGTTATATACGGCCAGCCCAGCCAATTGCCAACATACGGAAGCCCATTTAAAACTCTTATTTGATCTACTACATATGGCTGAAGCGTACTGCTATTTAGTCCAATTAGCATCAATTCATAGTATCCACTGTTTTGCGGGTACGCCCATGCAAGTGCTTGACCATTTCCAAGAAAAATTAAGTTTTGCACTATATTACTCGTGCTACTTGTGTCGCTTGATTTAATCCTATAATAAGTAGTAAGACTTGTGGTATAAGTTGCTATACCAGGCATTAAATATAGCTCAGTATTTCCAGTGTAACCAAACTGAACGGAGTAGTCCTGATTGCCAAGCTTTCCAGGCTGACCCCAAGTACCTGCGGAACCTTCCACTATTGGATTCCCAGTGCTTGCGTCCCAGATGTTTGTGTACCCACACGAATATGTTTTAACAGTGTTATTTGCGGGTTCATACTGAAGAAAACCTGTAGCAATGCCTGTTTGTGGGCCAAGATTCATTTGACAACCGCTGTTAGTGTTGCTCCCAACAGATCTTGCTCGCGCAGCCTTCATTGTTCCATTGGACTGATCAAATATCATAAATAAATTGGCATTCCCAAAGCCATATACATAGTTATTTGCAATGCCTTGAGTAACACGCGCATAAACATAAATATGTCCATTTACGTCATCCCCGCCAATTCCCCAAATGTACTGAGCGCGATTAGTGTTTATTTTATCATATACATTATAATTATAGGTCCAAACTTTTTTGCCATTTGGCTCAAGCTTTGTTAAATATAGCTTTGTGTTTGATTCAGGCGGCGTTGCCACATAGCTAAGCGTGTAAACAATATAAATATGTCCCGTTTCGGAGACCCATGAATTGCCACCATAGGAGGCATAGGCCTGACCAGAATTAAGCGATCCATCCAGCCTTGCAAGCCAAGCATCCGCAAATCCGTTAAATTGCTCGTAGTCGATTCCACAGAGGTTGTCATCTTCCGAGCAGTCAACCGGAATTGCAAGTACGGAGGGGTAAATTAAATCGAACACTCTTCTAAGTGTTGTTTTATATGTAATACGATTGTGCGTTTCCTGACTTGCGGACCACTCATCTATTCGCCATTTGCTGGAAATGGAGGAGTCTGGTGGTATCCAGTCAAATACATTACTTTCTTCTGTGCAGTATTTAACAAAAAATACTTCTAATTCATCTGCTTCTTGTGCATTAACACTAAACTGAATATCCCACTCTGGGCGAACTGTGTTCAGGCCAAACGCAAAAGAAGATTGATAACCATCGCCAAGGCGAACCAAGGGATTATTGTTTTCTGTTCTTTTTGCTATGCTATATGTAGGCTTTAAATAAGCTTGATCAAAGTCTGCCCAAGTATCAATAGTCGGTACGCGATCATCAATTTGCAGATAGGGAAAGGTGGTCATTTACCACTTGCCTACTGGACACTTGGCATAGTCTAACCTTACCTTGGCTGGCATAAAGCAGTGACAGATTGCGCATTGCTTTATAAATGGCCTTAAGTGAGCGCACTCAAGGCAAATATTCCATCTTGCGCTGCTTTTTTCCTTATTGTTTTTATTGTCTTGAGGCATTAGGCATCAGGGAAGGCTGCGCGAGGGATGTAGAAATTGGCGGTGTAGCGGGCTACGCCACGGGTGATGCGGAGTTCGTCGATGTAACCGTTATAAGCCCTGCGGTTAGCAGTAAAAGTAGACCAACCGATATTTACTCCGGAGCTTTGAGCATCAACAGACTGAGAATTGTTGGTAGGTGTTCCACTTGAGCCATTGATAAACGCTCTGGCAACACCATTACTGCGCACTCCCGCGAAGTGATACCACTGGTTTGCAGTTATGGTTGCTGGGCCAGCGGCCGAAATATACGTATTGTTGAAGGCTGTCTCGAAAGCAACTGCTCCAGAAGACATGTTACATGCAAACCCAGAGACACTGCCAGACGGAGACCAGCCTGAAATCATTGTTCCATCGGCAACGCTAATCGGATAGAACCAAAATTCGATTGTAAAATCGCCAGTTCCAAATGCAAATACAGTGTTGTTTGGAATTGCGAGGAAGTCGCCGTTCCCATCAAACAGCCCGCTCGCCCCGCCAAACTTGCTCTGCGCCGTGCTGATCTGTGCATTGCCGTTGGCCGTGACTGCCAGCGCATTGCTGCTGGAGTCCGTGAACGTCGTCGAGCCATTCGTGCCGTTCATGTGCAGCAGCAGGCTCACGCTGGAGAAACTGGTGTCAACGGTGGGGATGGTGGTGTTGTAGAAGGGCAGGGTGGGAGGCGTGAAGTTGCTGGTGTAGCGAGCGACGCCTTTGGTGATGCGGAATTCATCTAGATAACCGTTTGGACTAAGGGAGGCATCGTCACAGAATGCACCGATTACACGGCCGCCAGCAGTATCTGTTATGGTCGTCGATGTAGATCCAACACTGATTCCGTTTACGAATAATCTAGTTGTTCCACTGGACCTACAACATGCAACATGTGTCCAGGTGAACAATGGAAATATAGCAGTAGATGTTGTAATTAAATTTACAGTGTTATGGTATAGGTACATTGTTCCATTTGCAACCATATACCATATAAATCCCGTAGCGCGACTTACCGCTGAACCGATTGGAGAGGATTCCCAGAAAGAGAAATTAGTGTAGGAATTTAGATACACCCAAGTCTCAATAGTGAAATCACCAGTGCCAAGGGCAAGGTCAGTTCTTGTCGCTTGACTCAAGTAATCTCCTGTGCCATCAAACACTCCACTGGAACTACCAAATCTGCTCTGCGCTGTTGAGATCTTAGCATTGGCGTTTGCGGTAACCGGCAAGCCAAGCGGACTGCTATCAGTAAACGTCGTGCTGTTGTT